AAACCATATAAGTTATGCGGAATCTATATATAGATTAACGGGATATTTTGTTCCGGTATTATTGCCTATAACATCATCAACATATGATTCTAGTAGCTTTATAACCCAGCAATTCAGTACAACTTATTGGGGTAACACAAACGCTGCACCTGATATTGAAATATCACCATTAGGTAATAGAAATACAGGTACGATAGCATTCTCAACTACAACAGCGTCGTATGTTTCCGCCGCTAGTTTATTTACTAACTCGAGTATAATTTTCTTTTCTAGTTCGGTTTTTAATCCGTTACCTACTAGTTCCGTATATCCGGTATCATATGAAGTTAGTTTTGATGTTTTAATGAATACTACCGGTTTTGACACGTTACCTAATACAATATTAGGAGTGCGTTGGTATCCTGTGTTAATATCAGCATCAGTAAACTTAAATAGTACATCTACTATAACAATTACCGGTTCAAACGGGTTATTGCTCGATAGAGCTCGAGATATTAATAATAATAGTTTTAATACGTATTATACTGGAAGTTATATTTGTTATTTAACTAACCCACCTCTTAGTAGTAGTATTTTAGGTATAGTAGCATATGATAACGCTGCATCAATTACACAAGTTTCCGGTTCAATTGCAAATATTAGAGTTCGTGAAATAGGTAGTTATACTGAAATATTAAATAGATATTGGGAAATAGGTTCATCTTCATTAGCACCATGTGTTTACACATCTAGTGCAACTATTCCTTTAGTTGATTCGGTTTATATATACCCGTCATCTAGTTTACAATGCTTAAATCAGTCAGGTGATAACAATGAATACTGGTTATTTAAAACCAAGCACGCGTATTCATTATTTAATGACACGACATATGTAATTAGGTTTAATGCAATAGGTAGACGCGATATTTCAGATAAGATACCAAAAATTACGGTGTTCGGATTAAATTCAAGTATGTATGGTGCTCCGTTTAAAGAGTCTTTATCACAACTAGGTGAATATATAGGTGAGATTAAACTAGATACTGATGAGGATTTTCATTATTACGACCAGGTTGAAATGTATTTTAAAACGCAGGGTCCTGGACCTGCTAAATTCGCATTTCAAATAAACCAAGGTATCTGGAACTTAAGTGAAATATCAGTTAAAGAATATGACCCAATGGGATTCACCCCAAATCACGTTAGAATATTCGCTAAGATACCAGGCGTACCTAGTGATTATGAAGGGACATTATTATCGTTTAAGTTTGAATATTATGATGCTAATTCAAAACAATCTGATTATGTTACATACATAAATGATATCAGGTTAACTAACATTACAAATATACCTAATGCGGGTTATGGTGTTTCCAATTCTAATATCACATTAGCAGTCGGTGCTACTGATTCCGGTGTAACATCAGGTCCAGTTTACGATGGTGACCCGGTAGGTGCGGGCTCTAATCCGCCCTCTTCTTCATAATTAGATATTTATTGATATGAATAACACAGTAGTAATATATCCGGGCCGGTTCGAACCCTTTGCTAAACACCACGCAGCTGTTTTCTTATGGGTGCAAAAGAAATTCGGAAAAGATAATACATATATAGCAACTTCAAACAAAGTAGAAAAACCAAAGAGTCCTTTCAATTTTAATGAAAAGAAAGCTATCATAGGAGTATACGGTTTTAATAATGTATTAGAATCATCACAACCTTATAAATTAGAATCATATAATAAGAAATTCCCTGATAATATCTCAGTTATATTCGTAGTTGGAAAAAAGGATGCCGAAAGATTAACACACGGTAAATATTTTTTGCCGTATAAAGATGGTATGGAATTAAAACCTGCTACCGAAAATGGTTATTACGTGATTTCTCCTTATATTAAACTCGAAGTACCCGGTCAAGGTGAAATGTCAGGTACTAGTGTTAGAAAGTATTTAGGTGATACTACCGTTTCTAGAGAAGAAAAGAAAAAAGGATTTAAAGAAATCTTCGGATGGTATTCTGAGAAGATGGCTAATATTATATTTGATAAATTAGAAAGTATGAATGAAAATAAGTTATTTAGTAGTGATTGGTGGGTTAAAGTATTGACAGAAGGGGGAGCAGGTGGACACATGGCTCATGTATATGACCTTCCTAGTGTGAAAAGTGGATTAGATTTATTAAAAGTATATGCTAAAGTTAAAGATTATTTAAAAAGTAATCCGGCTGCAGTTAAAATTGATGGTATTAATGCATCAATTAGGTTAATTGAATTAGATGGTAAGCCACAATTCGTAATGGATAGAGGGTCTAATAAAGTTTTAGATGTTACCGGTATAACTACTGATGCGTTATTAGCGAGGTTCGGTGAAGGACATGGATTAATTAAAATTGGCGGTGATATTCTTAACATTTTTAATAAATCAATACCTAAAATTAAGGACGATTTAATTAAATTAGGGCTTTGGGAAAATCCTAACATAATGTTTAACATTGAATATGTTTCCGGTACTACAAATACAGTAGATTATGAAAATAAATTCATAGCAATTCATGGTTTACTGGAAATAAAACGAGTTTCACCTACTAAACGCAAAACGGTTGAAATACCCTATGATAAAGATGCTCTTAATAACTTAATTGAAGGATTAGCACCTGTAGCTAAAAAAAGAGGGTATGATGTTGTGGGTACTATAGGTACTAAGTTAAAAGGTGATATTAATTTTAATTCATTAAATCAAAAGTTTACTATTAATGTAGACGGTAAGGTTAAGTTAACTAAATCGATGACCGATTGGTTACGAGAAGTACAAAATCCTGCAGTATCTCATTCTAAAATGTTCAATAAACAAACATATCTAGATGTGTTAAGTGGTAAAAAGCTAGTTGATATATCAGATAATGAAAAAGAACAAAAGGAGGCTACCGATACCGCTGTAATATTTCATGCTGATAGACTTTTAAGTAACGATGTGTTAGATAAACTTAATTCTGCATTAGGTGATGTAAAAGGACAGGAAGGAATTGTAATTAGAGATACTAAAATAGCAGCAGTACCTTTTAAAATAACCGGTGAATTCTCTTTTGATAATACGACTAAATCAAAGTTCCGTTAAACAATAATATTTATATATAAATGAAGACAGCTATGAAATATGATGCTAAATTATTAAATATACTCCGTGAGATGATTGATGAAGACAATCTTAATGAGGAAAAGAACCTAATATATAACATAACAGCATTAAATTTAATGGTTCATATAGATAATACCTGGAATGCACAAACAAAAGAATCAAAAATTACATTATCAATATCAACGAAAGGCGGTGTCGAATTAGCAATTAATTCTGAATCAGAAGCTGAGTATAATAAAGCCGTATCGTCAATACAAACTACGATAGGTATATTAGCAAAGGAATTTAATAAGAAATTGACGGCTGCATTAGCTGAATATACAGTAAATAAATAAAAAATAATGGTTATATCAAACAATTTGAATAGAATAAAGAATATTCTTTCAGGTGATTATACTGCTAAGACTAAGGTAATAGTAGGACACACTAAAAAAACTGAAAATCATGAAGAAGGTGATATTTGGTTAGAAGATGGTAAGGAATGGACCATACAAAACGGGATAACTACATCAGTATCTAAATTAAGTAAAGCTAGACATGAATCTATCATACCACTATGCTGTCCTAAATGTTCTAAATCATTAAAAACTACCTCAGATAAATTATGTTGGAAATATTCTAAAATTTGTACTGACTGCTATATAGCGGAGGACACTTATAAAATGGCATCCGGAGAATTTAATAAAGAGGTATCCAGAAAGAAAAAAGATACAGTTATTGAATATGCGAACAATATGAGAGTACAATTTAATGAATATATTGCTAGTCAAAATGAAGGTACTTTTGTTACGGAAGCAGGTGATATAGAAGATTGGGAATCAGGGATGTCAAAAGAAAAACTTACTGAGATATTTAACAATAAAATTTTAGAATTAGAAAAATATATTGAAACATTATAAATGCAGACAGCTAGAGCTAGTAAAAATATAAGATTTGGTAGTCTGAAAAATTATACCTAACTTGAAATTTATTATTATATTATTTTTTATTTTTTCTTTCTTTTCTATTGCTTTTTAATTTTTTAATTAATTAACTTTTATATGTTGATTATTATTATTGTTTTATTTTTTATTTTATTGTATGCCTTCGACCAAGATGATAACCTGTAGTACATTCTATTAGTATTTTTAATTAATCTATATTTATTAGTAATATGAATGATATTCTAGATAAACTTAATGAGATAATATCTAAGTCAGAATCTATTAAAGAGATTATGACTGATGACATTATGTTTGATTCATGGATTGAATCTAGTTTAGAAAATTGTATATCAGAATTAGAACAAGCATTATATTATTTAGATAATAATAAAGAATTGAAAAGTACTAATACCGGTGATTCTGCGGATGATGATAATACCGATGATGATTCAAGTCATTATCATAATTACGATAATTTTTAACAATACAATATAATATGAACATTCCACTTAAATTAAAGTCTAAAATTAATGAATCTAAGCTATTTCGTTTACGAAAATTGATTCGTGAAAATATTTTTGCTATTATGGCAGAAGCAGAAGCGGTTGAAGACCCTAAGTTAACAGACTTAAAGAAAAAAATAAAAGGATTAAAGAATATAATAAATAATCCGTCTTTTCCGGCAGATAAAAAGGATGCGTTAAAGAAAACAATTCAGAAACTAGAAGCTAGTTTAACAGACGCTGTATTATCATCAACTTCTGGTGAAGCAGCGAAAGCTAAAGACTCAGCAAAGAAAGACATTAAGTCTGAATCTAAAAAGAAGATGCCTCTTATCACTAAGAAAATAAAAAAATAATGAATAGCTTATATATATTTTTAGCTGCAATAGTAGGTGCTATTGCTATGCTATTTACTAGAAAGAAGAAGACAATTGTTCCGCCACCAACGACTACTGATATAGTTAAACAAAAAGAAGCGGTACATACTGAGATTAATAAAATTAAGGAAGATATTAAGGTGACTGATACTAAAATAGATAATTTAGAAAAATCTAAGTCTAATGTAACTGTTCCGGAAACTTCTTTAGATGAAAAGATTAAAAAGATTAAAAAGTACACTAAAAAAGATTAAATGAAATTTATAATTGTTTTAATATTAAGTTTATTCATAAGTTTAAATGCAATAAGTCAAACTACTACTAAATTAGATACAATTTGCTTTACCGCTGATGAAATTTCAAATTTGTATGATAATATTACTAAATTAGAAATTAAAGATAGTTTAAATGATTTAATAATTAGTCAGTATAAAGTTCAAATAATAAATTATAAAAATTTAACATTTAAGGATAGTATTTATTCTAATTTAAGCAATCAAGAAAGTAAAATATTGCAAAATCAAGTAGATTTCTATAGAAATTTATATGAAAAGAATAAACCTAAATGGTATGAAAGTAAATTTATGTGGTTCAGTTTTGGTGTAGCATCATCAATATTAATTTTTCAAAGTACAAAGTAAAATATAAAATAGGTGCAGTTTTGTACCTATTTTCATGTACGGCCATATATATTATTAAATAAAAGCAGTTATGGCGTTAGACCTTAAGCAGTTAATTAAAGAAGAATACAAAAAATGTGCTGCATCACCGGCATACTTTATAAAAAAATATTGTTATATACAACATCCGCAACGTGGTAAAATATTATTCGGATTATATAAATTCCAAGAAGAAGCGTTATTTAATTTATCAGAAAACGATTTTAATATTATTTTAAAATCTAGGCAATTAGGTATATCTACTTTAACTGCTGCATATGCTCTTTGGTTAATATTATTTAATAATGACAAGAACGTATTAGTTGTAGCTACCAAGCAAGAAGTAGCTAAGAACTTAGTATTGAAAGTAAGAGTAATGTATGATAATTTACCTTCGTGGATTATTAATTTAGGCAATGCAAATTCAGTTGAAGATAATAAATTGAGTTTACGATTAACGAATGGTTCACAAATTAAGGCTGTAGCAAGTACAGGAGATTCAGGTCGTTCAGAAGCATTATCAATGCTAATTATAGATGAAGCTGCGTTTATTGAAGAAAATAGAGTATCAGCTTTATGGACATCGACATCACAAACATTAGCAACCGGAGGAAAGGCAATAGTATTATCAACACCGAATGGTACAGGTAACTGGTTTCATAAAATGTATACAGATGCTGAAACTACTCCTAATCACAAATTTAAAACATTAAAACTTCCATGGTATGTGCATCCGGAAAGAGATTCACTATGGAGAAAGGAACAAGATGAATTACTTGGACCACGGATGGCAGCGCAGGAATGTGATTGTGATTTTAGTACATCAGGTAATACAGTAATAGCTCCTGAAATATTAGATTTCTACGGACAAACCTTTATAAAGGAACCGATGGAAAAAAGAGGTTTTGATGGTAACTATTGGATTTGGGAAGCTCCTAATTTTTCAAAAAATTATATAGTATGTGCCGATGTGGCTAGAGGAGACGGTTCAGATAATTCAGCATTTCATGTGTTAGAAGCAGAAACGCTGGAACAAGTAGCTGAGTATAAAGGTCAAATAGGAACAAAGGATTTCGGTAATATGCTATACGGAGTAGCTTCAGAATATAATGATGCGTTATTAGTAATAGAAAATGCAAATGTGGGATGGGCAGCTATTCAACCTGTTATTGACAGGGGGTATAAGAATTTATATTATTCATTAAAGGATAGTGTTCTGTTATCTGACCCCTTGATGCATTTGAAAAAAGGATATGATTTAAAAGATTCATCAGAAATGATTGCAGGATTTACAACTAGTACTAAAACTAGACCAATGATGATTGGTAAGTTAGAAGACTATATGCGTAATAAAGAAGTATTTATTAGAAGTAAAAGATTATTAGATGAAATTAAAGTTTTCATTTATAAGGGTTCAAAACCAGAAGCGCAGTCAGGTTATAATGATGATTTAGTTTTAGCGTTTTGTATCGGATTATGGGTTAGAGACACTGCATTATTTATGAGACAGCGTGGTATTGAATTGAGCAAATCAGCATTAAATAATGTACAAGTGACCGGAGTATATAATAGTAATGATTATAATAATCATAATCAATTTATTATGAAAACAGGTAATAATAGAGATGAGGATATTAGATGGTTGCTAAAATAGCAGTTGAACCAATACTAGTGCATATTTATTATTAAATAAAGTTATACATGAAAAAAGTTTTATTAACGGTTATATTATTAATATTAATATCAGTTAAATCATTTGGACAGTGCGCTGGCACTGAAACATCAACAGTATCACCTTTACCTACTAATGGAACTTATGCTCCATCAACAACGGTAACTTTCTGTTATAATATGGATGGTTTTAATCAAGTATCATCTAATTGGATTGAAGGCTTTGATTTAACATTCGGACCGGGTTGGGACTTATCAACATTGACACCTATATTATTACCTAATTCTTGTAGTTCATTTGGTCAATGGGGGTTTTATAATTCAGTTACTTCAACTAATTCTGGATTAACATTCGGGCCCGGTTTCTTTTATGATACATATAACTTTAATAATTTATTAGACGGTAACCCAGGAAACGATTGGGGAGATTATACACAAACCGGAACCTGTCAATGGGGTTTTTGTTTTGTAATAACTACATTATCAGCTTGCAATGCTTTAGATTTATCAGTATTAGTAACAGCATTAGGTGATGGAACTGCAGGGTCATGGGTAAACCAATCATGTCCTTTAATTCCATATCAATTAGTAGCTGCTACCTGTGCTTACGCTTGTAATTTAGATGTGACAACAAATTTCACTAATCCTAAATGTTACAATATATGTGACGGTACAATATCTACTGTAATAGATTCAGGTTTAGCTCCAATACAATACATTTGGAATACGACTGATACTATTCCTAATTTAGCAAATTTATGTGATGGTGCTTATTCTGTCACAATAACTGATGCGAATGGATGCTCAGTAATTAATACATTCAATTTAGTTGAACCTAATCAATTTACATTAGATTCTAATATACAAAATGTTATATGCAACGGTGATTCTAACGGTCAAATTAATTTATTTAATCAATTAGGAGGAACATTACCGTATAGTTATTTATGGAATACCGGCGGTATAAATGACACGTTATCTAATTTATCAGGAGGTACTTATACCGTTATAGTTACAGATGCAAATAGTTGTAATTATACATTTAATTATACTGTCATAGAACCGACTCAACTTTTAGGCCAAACTGTAATGATGAATGCAAATTGCATATCAGCAAATAATGGACAAATATTAGCTTCAGCAACAGGTGGAACTGGCGTGTATAATTTTGATTGGGGCATTGATACATCTGCATTACTACAAAATTTAGTACCGGGAATATATCAAGTACTTATTACTGATAGTAATAATTGTTCAGTAATAATTGCAGATACTGTCGGATATAATAATTTATTTACTTTGTATTTAGGTGCTGATGTGACTATCGATAATAACTCTACTTATACTTTAAATGCTAACATAGCACCGTATAATAATAGTTATAATTATAATTGGAATCCTGGCGGAGTTACTACTAGTTTTTTATATGTACAGCCTGACACCACTACTACTTATATAGTAATAGTAAATGACGGTTACGGGTGTTGGAACACTGATACAATTGTTGTTTATGTATTACCTACCTCGTATTTTTATGTGCCAAATGCATTTTCACCAAATGATGATGGTACAAATGATTTCTTCGAAGCATTAACCGGTGAAATTATACAAATAAAATCTTTTAGGATATATAGTAGATGGGGAGAAATGGTTTATTCCGGTGATAATGGTAATAAATGGGACGGTGCATACCGGAATCAAAAATGCAATATGGGAGTATATGTATACTGTATTGAATACACGATGGATTCAGATAAATTATATATGTCAAAGGGTGATATTACATTATTAAGGTAATATTCATATTTATTAATAATATTAAAATTAAATTATGGCAGATACTACACTTTTTGGTAGGTTAAAAAGATTATTTTCCAACGATGTCATTATCCGAAATGTCGGAGGCAATCAATTAAGAGTTATAGACACTAATAGAGTCCAATCTGTTGGTGATTTAGCAACAAATAGATTAGTAGATAGGTATACAAAATTATGGATGTCACCTAATTCGTATCCGGACCAAGGATATCCGATGATGATAATGCGTAAGGAAATGTTTACGGATTATGAAGCTATGGATACGGATAGTATTATTAGTTCTGCTTTAGATATTTATGCAGATGAATCAACTTTACCTGACGAATTTGGTGATATTTTAACTATCAAATCCGGTAATGAAAAAGTATCTAAAGTGTTAAAGAATTTATTTTATGACATTTTAAATATTGAATTTAATTTATGGCCATGGATTAGAAATGTTGTAAAGTATGGCGATTTTAATTTGAAAATTGATATTACTGAAAAA